GCACGCCTCATGAACTTAGCATTAGGTGGTACAGACTTTGTTAAGAGTAAAGTATGGAGTCCTACTGGTGATGATATAGATTTCCTTGTTGGATCTGTGACTGGTGGACCAGGACGTGAATTCTCTAAAATTGGTGAGTTTGCAAAAGCTAAAATGAATGATGAAGAAGTGCCTATGTACAGAGTTCCAGTAGTAGGTAGATTCTATGGCGAAACAGATACTAAACCAGTTATTAGCTCAAGATTCTATAGCAATCTTAATCAGATGTATGAGCATGAAAATACAATTAAGAACTTAAGAAAAGAACCAGAAGCTAAACGCCAATACTTATTAGATAATCCAGAAGCTAAGATATGGCATGCAGCTGAATCCTATGAAGCTCAAATCAATAACTTAAATGCTACAAAGAAGAAGCTTCAAGATCTTGGTCGTCCAAAAGAACAAATTGATAGGATTGATAATAAGAAGATCATTCTTATGAATAGATTTAACGATAAAGTTGAAAGCCTTAAGACTCAATCACCTTAATTTCAACATGGCATGAGCCATTTGGAATAACTTCCCGTCTAGTAATACATAGTTTATCTATTTGAGAATCATTCTCATAACATCCAGCATGTTCCATAGCATCTAAAAGAGGCTTTAAAACATTATCTACATCACGTTTTCTCTTATCGGGAGGGTACAGGTATACCTCCATGTGCAATCGTCCGTTTAAGGCCCCTTGGCGTGCGTTATAGACGGCAATAAAAACGGCCTCTCTAAACTCTTTTCCCTTCTTTCCAAGAAACTTCTTAGAACCTAATTGACCCCAGTAATGATTTACTGATGGAGGGTATGGTAATGTTATTTTTATATGACTCATAACGGTTATTATAACACATGAAAATATATGGGTACAATCTATTGACATGATATTTATTATATGCCACTATTATGTTTCATTAATAACGAGGGAAATATGAGATGGAAGCTATTAGTGGATTTATTCAAGTAATGTGTTTTGTTTTTGGAATATCTGACAGAATTCAGTTTCAAGAATGCATGAAGACACATACAGAACAACAATGCCAACAAATTTGGAAGGAAAAGAAATGAAGAGATTTTTAGTTCTAGCTGAGATAGAGTTAGATGATAAAAAATATGATGACCTTATTAAAGATGGTTTTGAACCTACAGACTTTGTAGTATCTGTATTGGCAGACCATGGTCGTGATCGTGGCATGATGATTAAAATGCGTTGCATGGAAAACGAATTTCACTTACTAGATGATGTATGTAGATCAGCTGATACGATTGCAAAGAACAAAGCCTTTGATGAATTAGAAGAAGTGATGTTAAAGAACGCTATGTGCGTTGGTGGGAATTGTGAAGCATGAAGATAACTAATCTATTTAATCTACCTAAACCATTTGAAAATATAGCTAAGAATCCTAGCTATTCAAAAGGAAAGTCACATATATCAGCTACAAGTCTTCTTAATAGTCCTAAGATTGTTACATTATTAAAGAAGTATGATGATGAATTGACACAAGATGTATCAGATATGATATGGTCAATATTTGGTTCAGCAGTCCATAATGTATTAGAAAAAGGCGCAGATGAGAATAACATCGTTGAACAGCGTCTATCTACAGAAGTTAATGGTTGGGTATTATCTGGTGCAATTGACCTACAACACATAGAGCCAGATGGTATTAACATCAAAGACTACAAGACTACATCTGTATGGGCTGTGATGAATGATAAGCCAGAGTGGGAACAGCAACTTAATATATATGGGTATTTAGTTTCCAAGAATAAGAAACAACCTGTGAAGTCATTACAGATTGTAGCTATTCTTAAAGATTGGTCAAGTCGTGAAGCAGAGCGTAAGCCAGATTATCCACAAAGAAATGTAGTGCTAGTTGACATTCCTTTATGGACTTTTGAAGAGCAAGAAGCCTTTGTTAAAGGTCGTATTGAAAAACATAGTTCTGCTGAGTTTGCTTTAGAAACTGGCGGTGAATTACCAGACTGCACACCACAAGAGATGTGGGAAAAGCCACCCGTATGGGCAGTCATTAAACAAGGTAATGTAAGAGCCAAGTCTTTACATGACTCACCAGAACTAGCTGAAGTAGCAAAGAAAGAAGCTGGTGCGGGTTATGAAATACAAATTAGACAAGGTGATAGGACTAGATGTAAGAACTATTGCTTAGTCAATAAATGGTGTAAACAATATGCTACATATTTGGAAGGACAAAAATGAGTAATGGAGCTGGAAGTGGTTATGATTGGAACGATAATGTTAATCATCCAAAACATTATACAAGTCATCCAAGTGGGGTTGAATGTATTCAAATTACTGAACACATGTCGTTTTGTCTTGGTAATGCACAAAAATACATTTGGAGGGCTGATTTAAAGCATGATGCAATAGAGGATATAGATAAAGCTATATGGTATTTACAACGTGAAAAACAAAGGAGACTCAAGAAATGAATGTTTACAAAAAGTTACAACAAGCGAGGTTGCAGTTACAAGCAGCACCGCTAAAAAAATCTGGCAAGAATAAACATGTCGGATATGAATATTTTGAATTAGCAGACTTCTTGCCAACGATTCAAACAATCTTTGCAGAAGTAGGCTTATGTGGAACTATATCATTTGGTTCCGAATTGGCAACATTAACCATCGTAGATGTAGATGCAACTGAAGCTACCAAGCCGAACTTTGTTATCTTTAGTTCACCTATGTCTACGGCTGAGTTAAGGGGCTGTCACGCCATCCAGAATTTGGGGGCAGTGCAGACTTATTTGAGACGCTATCTTTGGGTAACAGCTATGGAGATTGTTGAACATGACGCTCTAGATGCTACAACAGGATCTGACTCAAAAAAATCTGAACCTACAATTGAAAATCCACGTATTGTAGGAGATAGTGGTTACTTACAAATTGATGCTCCAGCATATGAAACAATGGAACATGATTCGTGGGTAAAGCTTGTTGTGGAGGCTGTTACATTTCATATACAAATGGCAACAACTGTTAAATATGTTAAAGACATATTTATGAATAACAAAATTGTATTTGTTAAGTTAAGAGAAGTAGCACCAGAAGCATATCAAGATGTAGTAAAAACACTTACTGAAGTTAAAAATAAACTAGAGGAGAAAGCAAATGGCTGAGTATATTCAAAAGCCTAATACAGGTTCAATCTTTATTAACCGTGATAAAAAAGCAGATAACCACCCAGACATGAGAGGTTTAGTTCATGTGGATCGTAACTTGCTTATTGATTTGTTATCAAAACATAAGGAAGGTATGATTAAGTTACAACTAGCGGGTTGGAAACGCAATACAAAAAATGGTGAAGATTATTTATCATTAGGTATATCAGAACCATACGAAAAGCCAGCTACTGCTGGTAATCCATGGGACCATCAATAACCATGAAAACTATACAGTTTGAAGGTGTTAAGGTAGCCCTTAAACAAGATAAAACTGGATATGTTCTAACATTGTCTATGCATCCTGACGATATTCCCGAAGACTTACTTCGGGATTTCGTTGGGGCTAGATATCAAGTTGTTATGGTAAGACTTGATTCAAATGAAAAACCAATGGATCCTCAAGAAGAATTTGCTGGTGATAGAGCATTACGCATAGCTGGAATGTTATGTCGTGATCCAAAGTTTTGGGAATTCCTTTATTCAAGAAGTGATATCTCTACTAAAGATTATGAATCTGCAACTCAATGGTTAAGATTCTATTTAGATTTAGAATCAAGATCACAACTTAAAACAAACGCTGTAGCACAGACTCAGTTAGATAAACTATATAGGGAGTATACATTATGGCAAGGGAAAACTTAGTTCCAATCTCCTTTTATTTGCCTAAAGAATTACATGATAAGCTTAAGGTTGCTGGTGCCAATCGCAAACAATCTATGCTTATCCGCAATGCTATTCAAATGATTATTGATAACAACTCAGCATTTAATAGTGGATACAATCAAGCATTAAAAGATAGTATTGAAGTTATTACTTCTAATGAAGATGCTATGTTAATTTCTGTTCATAACAGAACTATTGGCATGAGCATTATAGATGACATTAAAACATTGGAGAAATCCAAATGATTGTCACTTTAGGTCCAGATGAAGTATTACTTTGTCAAATGACAGGTCGTATGAGATCTTTAATTGCTCGCACAGCATCTATTACTGATGTAAAAATGGGTAATCAAGACGGTATAGAGGCTGACATTATGGGAATGATGGGTGAATATGCTTTTGCTAAATACTTTAATTTATTTCCAGATTTTGGATTGTCTCCAAGAGCATGTAGTGCAGATGGAAAATTAAGAGACGGTACAGCTTATGATGTAAAAACAACCACATATAAAAATGGTAGGTTGCTATGCACATTAAAAGAAAATAGAGATGTTAATATCTATGTTCTTGCAATTGCAGATAAAAATACAATTAACTTAGTTGGCTGGGCTGGCGGTAATCAATTAAGACAAGAAGAAAATTTAATTGATCTTGGTCATGGCAAAGGTTACGCTTTAACTCAAGATAAACTTAGAAGTATGGATGAGATACA